CTTCGGTTATAGTGTTTCCATAGAAGGTAGCCGCATCATAGTCGGAGCTTGGAGGAAAACCGTTAACGGATTCACGGGTGCAGGGTGTGCCTACGTATTTGATTATCCTCCCGGCGGTCCTTTGTGGGTAGAAACGACAAAACTTACCGCTTCCGACGCGGGGCAATACGATGAGTTCGGTTGTAGTGTTGCCGTATCTGGTAACTCAGCTATAATTGGCGCCCAATGGAAGACTACACCTGGAATTCCGGTGAACAACCCGGTGAACAACCAGGGTGCCGCTTATGTATATGCTACTTAAAGAATCCCTACTATATGTACATATGGATCAACTCATCCAAATCATACCAGTTTTGACTGAAGAAGAGGTGGATAAGTTAAACGCATATGCAGACGATCATCTAATCCTTCGGCGTAGCCAAACGCTCGATAATGGGATCGTCGCTGGTCGAACGAGTGAAGAGTGCCCCTTGCCCGAAGATGAAGAAATTACGAAAATGGTACACGAAAAAATGAATTTAGCCCTCGATGAATATAAACGCAGAATCGTAAATATAAACGATAATTATAATAGACACCCTTTACCTGGTGGACATGATACAAAATCGTGGAGAGAAGAAATTCGAGTCATTCAGTATAAACCCGGACAAGAATACGGATATCACAGGGATACTCACATGGATAAAAAGTGTAAAGAGTATCATAGAGAAATATCGATCATCGTATATCTTACCGACGATTTCGAAGGTGGCTCAACCACGTTTTTGCATACAAGTTATAAACCCAAAAAGGGATATGCGTTAATTTTCCCGTCTAATTGGTGTTACATACACCGAGGAGATCTAGTTACGAAAGGCACTAAGCGTATAGCAGTGACCTGGTATTACGTCGACTATAACAAATAAATTCCAAGCGTAACACGTGAAGAAAAATCCACGTGGTGCAGTTGGTTTACTTACCGTTTAATAGAGTCCATAGCCGCCAGTGCAAATACACCCGCTATAAAAAATAAAACTAAATAATTGCATTCTGTGTTTTCATCGATTGTATTTTCGGGCTGAGCAATCTCGCGAACTTCCCCGACCTTATCGGCAACGACCTCCCGCTTTCTGGGGGGTGGAAGTTCGAACGGCTCGCCGAAATCAATCGGACTGTAGCCTATCATTTATATAGGTTTACAAATTAATTTCAACCTTCTTCTTACGAGACCCACCACGTTTCCCCTTGGTGGAAGATGGCACCTTCACATTCTTGACCTCTTCCTCGGGAGAATCATCATTCGCCGCGATCTCATCGATGATATCAGATATATCGTCATCATCGTCATCTGGTATTTCAGGTGTGTACTCCTGAGGCTTAGGAGGAGGAGTGATGGATGTGTTCATCGGAGGTCCCGGGGGCATCATGATACCACCCATCAAACTCGAAATATCTACCCCCGGACCACGCATCTCGTGACGCTCACCGGGAGGTGTAGCTGGTGCCTGCTGTCCATTCGCCATGGTATTTTGCACAGCGCTCATCATGCTCGTCATGAGCTCGGGGTTCTGCTTCATCACGTCGTTCACGTTAGGCATGACCTGTTTGAACATGGAGTTCGTGAGGTGGAACATCATCGCGGAACCACCAAGCATCATGATAAGCTTGATCTCCGGTGCGACGTGCATCTTTGTTCGGTATTTGGTGTATAATTCCTCGAATACCTCATCGTAATCATCTTGGTTTTCCATCACATTCTCTGACCAGCCATCCAATTGAATGTCGAAGGGGTTGTACTTCTTATTAAGGAATTCAAGCCCGGTCACACATGCAACAAGCATACGTCGCGAAAACTTAATAGACTTATCAACTTCTATACTGTACGTAATACGCTTGACCTCCGTCCTGAGTTCGTCTACAGGAGAATATGCGTTAAGTCTCTTGTTGATGTTAAAACCACGCTTTTCGAGGCGACCGAGTTTATTTAAAAGATCGGACTTCTCCTCGTCTATCGTCTTATAACCGGGTGAGGGTTGCTCTTCTTGAGGCTCACCACCCCCGTATTCGAAGGAAGGTCCGGCTTCGTATGGTGTATCGTCAACATATTCACCGTGATCTACCGGTTCATCCATCTGCGGTGCAGGAGGAGCACTCTGTTTTGTAGGATTTGCAAACGCATCAACATCTTCTTGAAAATTTGATGCGGAGGGAGCATCGCGACCTCTTGGGTGCATTCTCTGGGCTACAGGTGGCACAAAATTCGATCGTCCGCCGAAATCGAGCTGAATCTCATCCATAATCGCCTGCTCATTATCATCCAGTTTCATGACCGAATCTCCACCCCTGTCTAGAACAATTTCACCGTCCATTACTCTCTATATTGAAACTAATCTATTCTCTTTAACGCACTTTATAAAAAAATATCAGCACATAGTAAATGAAGCTCAATTCTACCAATCGCGAAACCCTCAAGGCGATCGCGATCGTCATTCTTATCTTACTCGTCATTGGCCTGTTTTTCGAGAACAGGCGACAGAAGAGTATGTACCAGCCCGGACCCGTCGATATTGAACCCGTTTCGGAAAAGCCTTTTGGTTCTCTCAAGAGCAGTGAGGAGTGCCTCAAGACTAGCGTCTACTCCACAAGCACCGGTGGCGTCTGTGGTGACCAAAAGCTCGTCCAAGATCACGCCAACTACAAGATGATCTAAATAAATTTTTAAGTTCTAACCATTTCTACTTACATCGTCACAACGTATTTAAGTAGAAAAATTCTAAGTGTATTATAAATGGCGCTTATCATCGCTCCATCTCAGCCCGATATCCCCGATTACAATCATGAAATTCACACGGTGGTCATCGATAACATCTTTAAGTTTGATCACGTGACGAATAACACTGACAGTGATTTTGTTATGCATTTACCGACTCCTTTAGAAAATGTTGTCCAGGCTCGGCTTGTAGCCGCTACATTTAGAACGGGTACTACAGGGTCTGCTAGGGCTCAAAGGGCCCTGCATATAGGTATTGAAGAACTTCGCACACACTTTTCACAAAGAGGGCAAGCGGAAATAAATTACCCGGGTGATCCTAGTTCGGATCTTATTACCGATTCTGCTAATCATTTGAACGGTATTTTTGGAACGGTCATTGGTCCTTGTGTAGCTCAGGAACCCGTCGGAGACGCGACTCCGGTCAACACGGTTATCACCTTCAAGGATGAGTATCCGATCGTACAATGTTATCATAACCCCATTCGCAGACTCGATCGTTTAACGTTTAACATCGATAGAGAAAACGGACAATCGGCGGAAATAGGTAATTCCGTAATGGTGTTCCGTTTCACGTGTCGCAAGAGGAACCTCGCATAGATTTCAGGGCGTTACATACTCGTAATTTAAAAATACTTTTACTATAGTAAGTATGTCTTCTGGAATCGTGCAGTTAGTGGCTATCGGTGCACAAGATGAGCATATCATCGGGGAGCCCGAAATCTCCTTTTTCACTTCCACATTCAAAAGGCATTCTAACTTTTCACAGTCCATCGAAAAGCAAACGATACAAGGAGCTGTGAAAGGTAATTCCATGTCGTCTATAAAATTCGAAAGAACGGGTGATCTTCTAGGATACACCTATTTTACCATAGATGATAACACACAGGCGGTCGATCTTCAAGATTGGGGTGATGTTATTGATAAAGTAGAATTAATGATCGGGGGGCAAATTGTAGATGTTCAAGATTTTGATTTCAGCGAGAATATCGCTATAGATATGTTCGCACAAAACGTGTCTAAAAGTTCTAACGGTGTACACCCCGGTGCATCTGCGCGCTCCTATTTTTACCCTTTAAGATTCTTCTTTTGTGAAGGGCCGCAGTCCGCGATACCTCTCGTGGCTTTACAATATCACTCGGTCGAGTTAAGGATATATTGGGGTCCAAATGCATCTAACTATAACGTAGAGGCATACTCGAATTATTACTATTTAGACAACGAGGAGCGCGGAATCATGGCTTCTCGTAAACACGATATTCTCATAACACAAACCCAAAAAAGTATTCCATCTGGTGAATTGGATCAAGAATTAACGTTTAATCATCCCGTGAAATACATTGCCTGTGCGAATACTAACATGGAAAGCACACTAACCTCCGTAGATAACAAGATAAAGATAAGTGTTAACGGAACCGATTTAAGTTCGTTTAAGTGGGCGAAGCCTCATTTTGTCGACGTGCAAAGCTACTATCATACTAATTTTGTAACATCTCCAGATTGTTTCTTACACTGTTTCTGTTTAAATACCAGCTCCAACCAACCTAGTGGAAGCTTAAATTTCAGTCGTCTTGATAACGTGAAGATACATAGTCAAGACAAAAAAATTATAGACCCGATTTATGCAGTTAACTATAACATCCTCAGAGTGAACAATGGAATGGCGGGTTTACGGTACGCAAATTAAAATGCACAGTAATATTAAATGCCGAAGAACTTAAGTACCGTCGGTGGTGCTACAGAACTTCGGTTCGGTAAAAACTGTCGAGAAGATCAGCACGATAACTCGGTCGTCATTAATGCGAGTAATGAAAAGATCGACGCCACAAAAGCGGGTGGATTCTACATTACTCCACTCGAACTTTCGACCTTCTTCGATGAAGATGGTACACAGCCAACTACAAATACGTTCGTCGCATACAACCAAAGCACAAAACAACTTTTTAGGACCCAGGTTCCAATGACTATAACCGGTCTTTCAGATGCAGGTGCGGGTGCAGAAGGTGATCTAAACGTATCAGGTAATCTGGTGGTGACGGGTAATATAACCGCCATGGGTACATTTGCGAATATACACGTCACTAACACCAATTTTGAAGATGGTTTAATTGAAATAGGAACGGATAATACTAATTTGGCGAGTTTTGATTTAGGTCATATCTATAATAGACCGGTTGGAAGTTCAAACGTAGCCCTCTGTTATGATGCTGATAGGTGTGAAATGATGATCGCTTATACGGAAAGTACGGCTATGGGCGACACGGAAGTCGCTGAAACAAATGAAACTATGAATGTTCACGTATACGGTAAACTGTATACTGATTCTAACGTAGGTGTAATTAATACGGCACCATTACACACCTTATCCGTCGGTGATAAGTGTTTCATAGATAACGGAAATCATCCTAACATAGTAGACGTTCGTGGTAACGCTACCATCGAAGGCGGTCTCATTACAAATACCGGAATGGTCTCGAAGAAGACATACAGTTATAAGGACACCATCCCCCAATCCACATCTGAAGCAGATGCCACATTAAAAATAACGTTCACAACACATCCATTCTACGCTAAAATAATAGCGCAATTAATAGATAATAACGACAGTGAAGTAAGTACAATGATCATAGATTTGGCCGGTGGAGAACGTGGAGGTGATGGAACCCCGCTCGACATAGCTCTTGGGCCTATTTCCATTTTTGGTAATACCAGTACGACGAATCCATGGAGTTCTACCGTAGTTAAGAATACGACCGAGGTCAGTATAGCACCCACGTCCAATTTCAATACGGGACAGGGTAATTACTCGGTGTTTATAGAATACATATCCCCGAACACATCCGGTGCGGTCACGAGTATAGAGAGAGGTTCAACTGGAGCAATTGCATTCGGGTATTAAAGAAAAATGTGTATATATACTAATGAGTTGGAAGGCCATTGGTTCTGTCCACCGCCAACCTAGGTTGGATATTGATTACGAAAATTTAGTCATTACACGTGAATTTGTTCAAGATCGTGAAGTTTTCATCATTGATAACTTTTACAAATTCCCGCATGATATCATACGGTATTATCATACCGCAAACAAGATTATCACACCCACGTATTATCCGGGTACGAGAGTGCAACTTATACCTAAAATAAAGAATCCTCACATAGAAGAATTCTGGAAACTTATGAAGATGAAGCGTTTCGTGACAAATCCTCGTGAATGGAGAACGACGGGTTTACCAGATCTCATCGTATCAAAGTATAACGTCACGTACGATACGGATGATAGTAAGCATGAATACATCCAAGCAACTGCTAATCCTCATTGGGATAACGTACCCGACGGTAAGTATAATCTGTTTGTAGGTGTATGTTATTTGTCTGACAAAAATCACGGTGGCACTGGGATCTACAAGAATCGTGAATTAAATTTTTTTTCTACAAATCAAATCAATTTAAAAAAAATAAATGAAAAAAAAATTTTTCCTTACGAAAAGAAAAGAGTTATAAATAAAAGTTGTGACAAGTTCGAGTTATTAAAGCTCTTACCGATGAAGTTTAATAGACTCGTATTATATGATGGTGATTTACTGCACTCTATGTACATAGAAGACCCAGATTTTTTTAAGGATACTGATCGAATAACGACAAATTATAGTATGCCCGTATACATGAAATAATTTATTTGTACATTGTAGATGTCGGAAACAAACCTTCAATTATTTCCAGGCGTATTCAGAAGTACCGTGGGAGGTGCAAATCCAGGCTTCTTTTTGCATTCAGACGGGCGTGTAGGAATAGGTAATCAAGCTCCCACTGACCGACCCCTTTGGTCGTCGAACGATAATGATAGGAATAAGTTAAATGTCTCGGGGCATACACATATAGACGGGAACTTACAAGTTACCGGTCAATTATTTGGAGATGCATCGACTTTGGATAATGTTGCAGCTGTCATAACTGGAAACTGGCTTACCGATGGTGCGGGGGGTCCTCAGCCAGCTGATATTAAATACGATCTCGGTAATGTCGGAATAGGTGGAGCGGCGAGTACAAATAAACTTAAAGTATACGGAACCGTCGAAGCGACGTCGTTCAGCGGTATCCAAGAGTCGGACGTTCCAACTCTCGGCGTTTCTAAGATCAGTGGCCTGGGAACA